CAAATAAATAGCCACTCATAATCGGGTGGCTTTTTTTATGCCTTATTTTAAATAAGAACATATTTTGTTTAAAATGAAACAAATTTTGTTACTTTGTTACATCTTATTTCCAAAAGAAACAAAAAACATACTATGTCAGAGCAACTTATCACATCAAGGATATTAAAAACGGTTCCAATCAAATGGGAAGAATTACAATTTGTACAGCAAGAAAACTTCAAGGAGTGGAATAACAACGGCGATAAAAAGCTATTGGATTCAATACTAAAATATCAGTTTGTTGATCCGTTTAAGGTTTGGGAAAGCGAAGGCAAGCTATATTGTTTAGATGGTCGCCACCGGTTCTTAGATTTAAAAAAGGTTCAAGAAAGCGGGTATGATGTTCCCGACTTGCTTCCAGCAACTTTTATTGATTGTAGCAGTATGAAAGAGGCTGCCGAATTGGTTTTGGTATATTCATCTGCTTATGCAAAAATAACCCAACAAGGATTACTTGATTTTGTACAAAATTTTGATTTGGATTTCCCAGAGATGCAATCGATGTTAAATATTCCTGAATTTGATGAAATTGCATTCCAAGGAATGTTGAATAATTCAGGAACCAATACTGAAAAAATAATTCCAGCATCATTAAAAGATAGCTTTATTTTCCCTCCATTTTCTATTTTAGATACACGTTCAGGGGTTTGGCAAGAACGTAAGCGTAAGTGGGTAGAGCTTGGTTTTAATTCGCAAGAAACACGAGAGGATGTAGAATTGATTGCTAAAAGCGGTCAGTCAACAGGCATTTATGAATTACGTAATAAAATGCGTGAATCATTGCAGCGAGAACCTAGCTGGGATGAAATTATAGATTATGCCAAACAAAAAGGAATGCACGTTTATGAAGGTGCGAGTATCTTCGATCCTGTTCTATGTGAATTGTCATATCGTTGGTTTTGCACAGAAGGAGGTAAAATACTTGACCCATTTGCTGGCGGTTCCGTTCGTGGTATTGTTGCTGGTGTACTTGGGTATCAATATGCTGGAATTGATTTGCGTTTGGATCAAGTAGAAGCGAACAGAAAACAAGCTTCTATTTTGGATGTTAAAAACGTAGATTGGTTTGATGGCGATAGCAATGAAGTTTTAGATTTATACAAACCTTTAGATGGTTTTGACTTCGTTTATTCTTGCCCACCGTATGCCGACCTTGAAAAGTATAGTGACGACCCGAAAGACTTATCTAATATGGATTATGCCGATTTCAAAGAAGTTTACTTTTCAATCATTAAAAAATCAGTTGCCCAACTAAAAGACGACCGCTTTGCGTGTTTCGTTGTTGGTGATGTGCGCGATAAAAAAGGATTCTATTACAATTTCGTGAGCGATACTATTCAGGCATTTAAAGATGCTGGAATGGAGTTATACAATGAAATAATTTTGGTTAACGTTGTCGGCTCCTTGGCGGTTCGTGTAAGGCGCCAATTCAACGGAGGTCGTAAGGTTGGTAAAATGCATCAAAACGTTCTTGTTTTCTACAAAGGCGACCCAAAAAAGATAAAAGAAAACTTCCCAGAATTAAACATTGGAGATGATTTTGAAAATATAGATCGGGAAATATAGTGTTTAAAGTTTTGCTTACTTTTACTGCCATTAAGCAAAACTAAATTAAAGATGGCAGAAAATAATTATCAAATACTTATTGAGATGAGAAATTCTATTATCGAATATTTAGAAGCAGAAAAAGAGATCAACGAAAAGGCATTGACTGCTTATGATCCAAAACCAATTCAGGACCAAGACGCAGAAATTAGAATAATGCGCGAGAAAGAGGCAATAAAACTTCGAGACAGGATAACTGAATTATCCCGTCATATTTCGGTTATTAAACGAATGTTTCCTAGTAATAATTAATTAGTATGGCAGGTATAAATAGAGCTTCAAAGCTGGAAACAGAAAAGCGTGTTTTTACCATTCAGGGCTGGATAATTAATGGGATTCAAGACTATTTAATCTTAAAAAATATTGAGCAGGAGTGGGGTGTTTGTAGACGCCAAAGTAAAAACTTACTTCAAAAGGCTTATAAAATTTGGCACGAGGACCAGGAAGCAACTATAGAACAAAAAAGGGCTCTTCGCATTGCTGAATTAAAGCAAAACATTAGATCGATGAAAGAGCAGTATAGAGGCACTCCTCAAGGAATGACTGCTATAAATCAAATTCAAAAGGAAATCAATAAACTTGAAGGTATCTATCCATCACGCAAGATTGTGCTACAAGGAGATGAAGATAAGCCACTAGTAATTAATAATTCTGCTGATAGAGAGTTAAGAATTAAGCAGTTGATTGAAAAGGCAACTAAAATAGGATAACTATTTTTTTGAATATTTAAGAACATATTTTGCTATATTTTAAACATATTTTGTTACTTTTGAAAAATCAAATCGCGAGATAGAGCAGAGGCTAGCTCGTCGGGCTCATAACTCGAAGGTCGTAGGTTCGAATCCTACTCTCGCTACTAAGTTGATTGGGGTCAGCTTTAAACATAGTCACGTTCTTACAACAATTCATTCAAAGGATTTGGGATATTTTTTTACTTCGGGTTTTTATTATGTTTTCCGAAGTTTTTTAAATCGGGAAGTAGCTCATTTGGTAGAGCGTTTGGTTCTATTTAGGTTTCTGAAACACGTATAAATCGTAAATGCCAAAAGAAGCCTGTTCGATTCAGGCCTTCTCAACAACAAAAGTAATTTATGCCGATAAGTCGGAACATCGAACTTTCTGGTCTTGTAGAATGGGTCATTAAATCATTCGGTGATATGCGGATTGTAAGTTTGGCGCATAGACAATTTGGATCGTGTGGCGTTAGGATTGGAAAAAGATTTGTGTTATTTCTAATTCAATTCTTATAAAAAACCAGATGTAAATTACTTTTTTTAATCTAAAATCATGATTGAAATATCAAACGGGAAAATTTTTATTGATGGCATAGAAACAACCAATCCAGAATTAATCGGCTTGGCTTTACTCGATTTTGCAGATGAGCAAGCAAAAGATAATTCTAAGATAATTCTAATTGATGGCGAAATTGAAAACTAAAATTATATGCTAAAAAAACTCAAAACAATTTCGTGGCAAAGACTAATTCTTTTGACTGAAAAAAGAAGAAAGCAGCGCCTAATTAATTCCTATATAGAAACTCACAATCTTAATGATGTACAGGAGCAAAGGCACATCATATCTCAATATAATTTAATGCATGAAAGCAAAAGGTCTTTTGGTAGAAAGTACCGAGAGGAGTTGCAGGAAAAAGTAAGTTTCATGATAAGACATGAAATAATTAAGGTTAAAGTATAAATGCTAACTGACAAAGAAATATTAGAACTTGAAACCCTTTTGAAAGAAAGGGAAATTGATATTTCACGCAGCAGGCTAACCAACTTTGACGAAAATACTAATCCAAACTACGAATTCCTTCATTCTGCAATTCTTCAACAAAACTACAACGAGAGAGGAGAATTGATTAGCGGTTTCCGTGGATGCGCACTAGAAGGTTCTTCTCGTTCTGGTAAAACATGGTCCGGTGTAGATTTAATTGTTTGGCTTTGCTTATATGTTGAACAAAGCTGCACAATAAATATTTATAGACAAACTTATAACGAGTTTAAGACTACTCTTTATGATGACTTCAAAAGAAGGCTAGACGATTACGGACTTCCAAATCCATTTCACAATGCCAAAGAGGTAAAGAGTTTTAGAATTGGTAAAAGCACTATTTATTTTCTTGGAGATGGAAAGCATGGTGGAGGATGCGACTATGCTTTTTTCAATGAAATTATGTTTATCAATCAATCTGTTTTTGACCAGACAGAAATGCGTTGTAGAAAGTTTTGGTGGGCTGATTATAACCCGAGCGTTACCGAGCATTGGTTTTTTGATAAAGTTCTTACAAGGCCTGATGTTGGATTTTTACGTACAACTTACCTTGATAACAAATTCGTATCTGTTCAGGAACGCAACAAAATATTATCATACGACCCTTGGAAGCCAAACTCTTATATCGTCAAAAATAATGTTGTTTGTTGCTACAATCCATTAACAAAAAAAGTAGAGCCAGTTTCAAAAACAAATCAACCGCCACCACACCCTACAAATATCCAAAATGGTACAGCAGATGAATTTATGCATAAGGTTTATGCTCTAGGATTACGTGGTGCGATGAAAGGAATTATTTTCCCTTTTGTAGAATATATTGATAAGTTCCCAGACCATGTAGCTCACATACATGCCAATGACTTTGGATTTACCACAGATCCAAATGCTACAGTAAAATACGCTGAAGATGAATATAATATTTGGGTTGAGCTTTTATGTTATGAACCTATTGAAACTCCAGACGAGCTTTCCAATTTATTAGAAGCCTTAAACATTGATAAATCATTGCCATTGCCTTGCGATAGTTCTGACAAATATACAGGTGAAAATAAGGGAACTGTTGAAATGGTCAAAGCACTTAAAAGCAAAGGATGGAAAGCTTTTAAAATCAGTAAAAATAAAAGTGTAATGTATTGGCTTAATTCAATGAAGCAAAAGAAAATACACATCGTTAAAAATCATTTGTATTCCCACGCTAAAAAGGAGCAAGAAAATTATAGAATGAAAGAAATTAATGGAATTGCAATAAACCAGCCAATTGATAAATTCAATCACTTCTGGGATGCAACTCGTTATGGGCACATGGCATTTAACAATAAGCCAAGAACTTACGAAATGAGTGAAGAAGAAAGTAAAAATATAACTTATTAAAAGGAATTATGGAATTATTAGAATTACTAAAAACAGACCCGTCATCAGCTATAACTAAAATTAAAGCGCAGACAAAAGACGTTAAAAAAATTGAAGAATATATCAAAGAGTACAAGGACTTTGATAGAAAACAAAGAGATGGTCAAATTGAAAAGATTCAAATTGATAAAGCATTAGGTGAGGGCAAGATGTCGAAAATGGTAAAAATCTATTTAAACCATGCTCAAAAC